TTCCAGAGGCTAACCGCCCAAAGAATGAGAAACAGAAAAACGACTGGCTACAAATTATAAAACTATGTAAGACAAAAGATAAGATTAACACCAGACAGCTTTATTACATTTTACAAAAGGTTAGATCTGATGAATTTTGGAGCGAAAATTTCTTATCATTATTGACTCTTAGAAAATCTAAAAATGGCGTAAGAAAGCTCGATAGGTTTCTAGCTAAGTTTAAAGACAAAAATTTTGATTTAATTTATGAATCCAGTAACTGAAAAGATTACTTCTGAAATAGAATTAGCTGTTTTAAAAGCCTTAAAACCGTATGGCGATTTTAAAAAGTCAGACGATAAGTTTTCTACTTATGATCTTTTTGGCACTACAAGCGGACAAAAAACACTTATAGAAATAAAAAACAGAAGTACTGAGTATGATAATTGGTATATCGAAAAAGCAAAAATTGACAGACTTGTAGCTCTTAAAAATAAAGCTAAATATGAGTTAAGGATTTATCTTTGCATGGTCGTAGAAAACAAAGCCTATTTCTATAATGCTAATGAGATTGCAAAATGCCAAGTAAAACAAGTTTATATAAACAATTACACAAATGAAGAATTTAATATTAAAAAAATTATGCCTAAAAAATCAATAAGAAAACTATATTGCTTTCCCAAAAATATTTATAAAACTAAAATTCTAATATGATACAAGACTTTAACGACATAGGTATTTATCCTAAGTCAAACTCACCGAATCAAAAATTAAAATGTCCTAAATGTTCAGACCAGCGCAAAAATAAAAACGATAAGAGTTTAAGTATTAACTTAACAGAGGGTCTTTATAATTGTCATCACTGCGGCTGGGCTGGTAATGTAAAATTTAAAAAGAAAAAAGAGTTTATAAAGCCAGTAATAACTAAAAGTAAGCTAGGCTATAAAACAAAAAAATGGTTTTCAGAAAGAGGTATTTCTGAGGCTACGATTGTAAACTGGCAAATAACTGAAAGCACTGAATTTTTTCCTCAGATAAATGATAAAAGAAAAGCCATTAACTTTAATTACTATCGTAATAAAGAGCTGATAAATGTAAAATACAGAGACGGAGAAAAGAATTTTAAGCTAGTCTCTGGAGCTGAGCTTATATTCTATGGTCTCGATAATATTGCAAACTCTGACAAAGCGTATATTGTCGAGGGTGAAATGGATGCGCTTAGTCTCTATGAAGCTGGTATTTATTCCGTTGTCTCAGTACCTAATGGAGCGTCAAAAGGCAATCAACGCCTCGACTATTTAGACAACTGTTTTAGCTATTTCAAAGATAAAAAAGAAATTATCCTTTGCACTGATAACGACAACGCTGGGCTTAACTTAAGAAATGAGCTAGCTAGAAGGCTAGGTAAATATCGCTGTAAGTATATTGAGTTTAACAATTACAAAGATGCTAACGAAGTCTTAACAAAAAAAGGAGCTGAGAGTCTTAGAAATATTCTACAACAAGCAAAATCTTTTCCCCTAGAAGGCGTAATAAATATCAACGATATATGGGACAATGTTTTACTATTTAACGAAAAAGGTATAACTAATTATTCAATAGGTCTTAATGATTCTAATAATTATTTCAATGTTTCTTTCGGAGAATGGAGCGTAGTCACTGGCATACCTAACAGCGGTAAATCAGACGTTTTCGATCAAATAGCAGTTAATTTAGCTCTTAGTCATGGTTTTAGGACAGCCTTTTTTGCTCCAGAGTCTTTTCCATACGAGGGACACATAAAAAGAATAGCTAACAAATTAAATAAAAAAAATTGTACTAGCGCTGACTTAGAAAATACAAAAAATTTTATAGAAGATCACTTCTATTTTATTAAGATAGACTTAGAAAATTTAACTCTTAAGTCAATACTAGAAAAATTTAAAGAGCTTGTCTTTCAAAAAGGCGTAAATATTTTAGTTATTGACCCTTGGAATATGTTAGACCATTCCGCTCAGAGAGATTTCACTTATATAGGCGCTATGCTTTCTCAAATAACTCAATTTGTTCAGCAAACTAATACACACTTATTTTTAATAGCTCACCCTAGAAAAATGGAAGTAGACAACCATGCCTATAAAGTACCGACTCCGTATGACATTTCTGGTAGCTCAGACTTTTTTAACAAGGCTTACAACTGTATTACTGTATATAGAAAGCTAGGAGAGATCACTAAGTATGGAACGGATGCAGTTGAGATTCATATTCAGAAAGTAAAACGTAAAGAAAATGGACAGCAAGGTACTTTTATGATAGCTCCAGACTTTAAAAATGGTGGCTATTATTGTTCTATTGACAAAGAAAAACAAAGACTGACCAGCGTAAACGATAATCTACCTTTTTAATTATGACAGAACTACACTACAAGGCTTTTAAATGGGCTATGGACAATAACATAAGAATTTATCCAAAGGTAAAGGGTAAAAACTTTGTGCTTATATTAGAGCGTGAAGGTAGGCAAGAAACCTCTGGAAAGGAATACTCTAAAAAAGATTATCAAGACATAATCTGGGAATTTTATCTAACTTTGTATCAACAAAACAAAGACAGTAAAAAAGGTGACTGAAATAAAAATTTATCCGATCATGGGCTTTTGTATAGGCTTAGAGTATTTAGACGCTTTTCAAGTAGAAACCATGAAGTCAATAGACATTTATTTCGGTATCTTTGGAGTCTCTTTTAGATGGATATAATGGCTTACGACCCAAAAGAATTAGAAAAAAAAGCACTAGCGGCAATACAGAAGCATAAATTAATGTTTGTTGAGCATATAGTCGCTTTTTTACCTTGTTCTAGGGCAACTTTTTATAACTTAAAATTAGACGAATTAGACACTATAAAAAAGGCAGTAGAAGAAATGCGAGTTTCAAAAAAAACTAAGATGCTTTCTAATTGGATAAATTCAGAGACTCCTAGTCTCCAGATTGCAGCTATGAAAATGATTAGCGAAGAACACGAGGCTCATAGACTTAATGGCACTAGGCAAGAAATAAAACACGAAGGCGGTATAAAGTCAACTCTTATTGAATGGAAGCCAGCCAAAAAGTAGATCAGTTTTGCAATCGTCAATTTTATGATCTTATTGAGTCTGACTCTAGATATTTCGTAAGTCAAGGCGGTACTCGATCTGGTAAGACCTATGCCATTTGCCAGTATATAATCTATTTACTTACAACAAGACAAGACCCAATAGTAGTAGATGTAATTAGAAAAACACTACCAGCACTTAAAGCCTCTATAATGAGAGACTTTTTTTCTATTGCTGAGTCTACTGGAGTTTATTTTGATGGATTGCATAACAAGGCTGAAAACACATTTCACTATGGTAAACACTTAGTACGTTTTCTCTCCATAGATCAGCCGCAAAAAATAAGAGGCTCTAAAAGAAACATAGCTGTTTTAAACGAAGGTAATGAGCTAGACAAAGAGGATTTAATACAAGTGGCTTTTAGATGTAGCGAGAAGATCATAATAGACTTTAATCCTTCTGACCCTATTCATTGGATTTATGAAGATATTATACCTCGTGAAGATTGTCAGACTGTTATAACAACTTACAAAGACAATAATTTTTTATCACCAGAGATAATAAAAGAAATAGAGCGTATGAAAGACAGAGACCCAGACTACTGGCGAGTCTATGGCGAGGGTCAGAGAGCTGTATATTCTAACAGACAGATTTTTAATAATTGGCAATTTATACCTCATAAAGATTTTCCAGAAGTAGACTTGCAGTCAGAAGCTGTAATTGGCTTAGACTTCGGATTTTCCGTAGATAGTGCGGCAGCTTGTATTGTATTTAAAAAAAACAATAGGCTATATGTCCATGAAATATTGTATAGAACTGGTATGACAAATCAAGATATAGCTAATTTTTTTAAAGAGAATAACTACGATAGGATTCTTACTTTCTATGACAGCGCTGAGCCGAAGTCTGGGGAAGAACTCAGACGTATGGGTATTTTTGCTAAGGCAGCTATAAAAGGTCAAGGCTCTATAAATGCTGGCATAAGCCTTTTAAAAGAATTTGACATTTTTGTTTCTAAAGAGTCAAAGAATTTTGCTAAAGAATATGCTGGGTATTACTGGGAGCAACTCAAAGACGGTACGATCATTAATAAGCCGAAAGATCGCTTAAATCATCTCTGCGATGCACTTCGATATTGCACCTATTCACAATACTCAAAGCGGTCAGATTTTTTTGTAATTTAATTAGTATTTTTGTAAAAATATTTTTTAATGGCTAACTTATTCGACAGATTCAGAAACTTACTGAAAAAAAACAGTCAATCCACAAACATAGCCTTCAATAGAGCTATATACAACTTTCTAGGTCAAACGCTTATTACTTCCGAAGATAATGACGAGAGCTATATTAATAAAGGCTATCGTTTTAACTCTACCGTTTACTCGATTGTAAACTTAATAACTAAAGCAGCTACGACAGTACCTTTCCAAGTTTATGAAGTACAAAACAGCAACGAATTAAAAAGATATAAGGCTCTTACTTCTGGAGATTATGGTAACCTAACAAATTACAGAGCTAACATAAGTCTTAAAAATGCTTTGGTAGAATTACAAGACACTGAGCTGCATGAGCTTTTAGAAAGACCTAACCCAGCTCAATCATACGCTAGCTTTTTGACAGAGATCATAGCTTTCGGAAAACTTACTGGCAATCGTTATATCTATGGCATCGCACCAGAGACTGGTGGCAACGCTGGTAAATATGGAGAGCTTTACGTTTTGCCAAGTCAAACAATAGAGATTCATTCTGGCGGTCTTATGAAGCCAGTAAATCACTACACAATGGAGTATAACGGTACTTATCAAATGTTAGCCGAAGATGTTTGCCATATAAAAGACTACAATCCTATCGCTGACGGTACTGGGAGCAATCTGTATGGTATGTCACCTCTAAAGGCTGGTCTTAGAAGTATGGATGCTAACAATGAAGCACTTACCACTGGCGTTAGATACTTACAAAATCAAACCGCTAGAGGTGTGCTTATGTCTGAGGAGGGTGATCTAAACGAAGTACAAGCCAGACAACTAAAAGAAAAATTTAAAAAGCAATATCAAGGAAGTAATAATGCTGGAGATGTTATTATAACACCTAAAAAATTAAGCTGGGTTAACTTCGGTCTTAATGCAGCTGACTTATCACTTATTGAGCAATACAATACAACTATAAAAGACCTTTGTAATATTTATAATGTCCCAGCTGTATTACTTAATAATGTAGAGTCAGCTACTTACAACAATATAAAAGAAGCTCGTAAGATGCTTTACACTAATGCAGTAATCCCAGAGCTGTATAAAATTAGAGATGAACTAAATAGATGGCTAGCTCCTAAATTTGGTGACAAGTTATTTATAGACTTTGATACTTCTGTAATACCAGAGCTGCAAGAAGAAAGCGAAAAGATCGTAGCTCAGATGGCTCAAAGCTGGTGGCTTACTCCTAATGAGAAACGTATGGCTATGAGCTACGGTAAGGATGAAGAAAACTCTGAAATGGATGACTACTATGTTCCAGCAAATCTACTGCCTATTGGTAACTCAGATATGCCAGATATGACTCCAGACCCTATAAAAGAAGATAGCACTGAAAAAAGGCTAGTAGCTGGAATGACAGACGTTTACACTACAATAGCTGAGGCAAGAGCTAGAGCTGACCAGATGGGCGGTGAGGGTTTTCATGAACATATTTTTGATGGCAATACTGTTTATATGCCTTTTGAAACTCACGAAGAATATGAAGCTGCAAAAGATAATAAGCTAGACGAGTATTATGGTGAGATGGATGCTGACGCTTTTAATTATGATTTTGAGCGTGACGATCATTATTACGATGAAGATTCAGAGTATGACGATGACGAAGATACAGAGTCTGAAGATATTGACCAGATAATCCGTAAAGCGCCTAGGATAAGCGCAAGGATGGAAACTACGTTAAGAAATAAAGTAAAAGACCATAACGACAAATATGGAGACAAACCAGCTAAGAGAGCTACTTATTCTATGCTTGCTAGAAGTTTTGTCAGAGGCGTAGGAGCTTACAGAACTAATCCAAGCTCTGTTAGACCTAATGTAAACAATGAGCAGCAGTGGGCGCTAGGGCGAGTCAATGGGCTAATTTACGCTCTTAGGACTGGTAGATTTAGAAATAGACCTTATGATACTGACCTACTTCCAGAGGCGCACCCATTAAGCTCAAAAAAAAACAAAAATAAGAGCTATGACGATTATCCGCAAGGCGCTACTAACAACGCTAAACGTATGATAGGCTGGAGAGAAAAATATGGTAGAGATGTTGTAAGGGCTGGAACACCTACTGGCTGGAGAAGGGCATCGCAAATCGCAAATAGAGAGCCGCTCAGTTTATCAACTGTAAGAAGGGTCAATAGTTTTCTAGCAAGACATAAAGAAAATGCTAAAATAGACCCTAAGTACAAAGACGAGCCTTGGAAAGATCGAGGCTATGTAGCCTATAATCTTTGGGGAGGCGCTGCTATGGTTTCATGGGCTAAGCGTATTTCTGAGAATGAGTAGTTTTCAAGGCGACAAATATATAAGAGCCTACACTAAGCAGCTTCTTAAAGGTGAGACTAGCGAAGTAAGACGCTTAAAAAGATTTTACCAAACAGAGTATAATAAGGGAGTAGAAGTATTTCTTCTGTCTGGTAAGACAAATAATTTTATTGATTTATTTAAAAAAAACGACTATGATAAAATTTACGAGTCTATTTACGTTAATATTGGTCTTAGATTTGCTAATTGGTATGCTGACAATATTACTAGATTCATAAAAAAAGAATTAGACAAAAACGATTTTAAAGATACATGGGAAAGACAATTTGCAAGCGAGGGAGAAAGGATTGCAGCGGTGAGGGTTGTAACTGTTCAAGGAACTGCGAAAAAGGAGCTGGAGAAAACTTTACAGCGTCTTATGACGGATGTGGACTTCCAGAGTCGAGGTGCTGTCGAAAAAGGGCGCATACTGAGGCAGCGATTTAATAAGCTCGGAACTTACCAAGCTGAAAGGATAGTAAGGACTGAGGCTACTAATGCAGCAAACTTTGGAGTCATGCAGTCAGCGACAGATATATACGGTAAAAGCAATCTTCAGAAAGAATGGATTTCAGCTTTAGATGCAAGGGTGAGAGACGGTCATAGAACTTCTGGAGGCATTTTTGAAAATAGTAACGAGCCTTCTATTGTAAATTTTAACGATAAATTTATTGTCAACGGTGAAAGGCTAGACAGAGCTGGAGACCCAGCTGGCTCACCTAGTAATGTTATAAACTGTCGCTGTGCTATTGCTCCATTTCCAAAGCCAGACGCTGACACTATAACACCTCTAAATCAAATCGCTGTCGGAGTAGCACAATCGCAACTCATAAAACCTATACTAAATGAAAATTAATATCTTTGTACTATGAACACAATTTTATATAAACAGTCGCCCATGGGCGAACTATTAGACGCTGACGAAAAAGCTGGCGTAATCAAAGGCTATGCAAGCGTCTTTGACAATAAAGACTCTGACAATGACATAATCAGAAAAGGGTCTTACAGAAAAACAATTTCAGAAAATGGGCAAAGAGTAAAATATTTATATCAGCATGATATGGATAAGCCTCTAGGAAAAATGTCTATGCTTGAGGAAGATGACAAAGGTCTGATCTTTGAGTCTAAAATAGCTAAGACGACACTAGGTAAAGATGTAATCGAGCTTATAAAGTCTGGAGTTATAACAGAAAATTCAGTAGGCATTTTGCCTATACAAAAAGAAATGGTAGATGGTGTAAGAAATATTACTGAAGTAAAACTATACGAAATTTCAGCGGTAACACTTGCAGCAAATGATCAAGCGGTTATTATGGATGTCAAAGGTAACTACGACAAAGATAAAATACTAAGCCGCTACGATAATATGGCAAAGCTAATTCGTAAAGGTAATATATCAGATGAATTAGGTTTTGCTTTAGAAGCCGAGATACTGAAGCTAAAATCACTATTTCAAAAAATCACTACTCAGCCAGCTGATATTAAAGTTACTGAGCCAGTTGAGGTAAAGAATGACGTTAGCGAGATGTATCAATATTTATTTAATAAGTTAAAATAATTTTAAAATGACAGAACAAGAAAAAACTCATTTAGATCAGCTGGGGAATCTTGTAGACGAAAAAATAGAAAAAGCGTCAAAGGCATCTTTAGAAAATGCTAAAGGTGAATTTGAAACTTCTTTGAAGTCTGAGATTTCTAATTTGACTAACGAGTATAACGAAAAATTCGAAGCAGCACAAAAAAGGATGGATGCTTTCGAAATAGAATCTAAAAAGACAATGGCTGGGACTACTCCTAAATCATTTAAAGCGTCTCTAGAGGCAGCTTTAAAAGACGGTGCTATTGACTCTTTAGTAAAAGGTAATACTAACGCTGCTAAATTTGAGCTTAAGTCTAGCGATATGACTATGGCTAATACATTTACTGGCGTGATTAGTGGGGAGACTGTAATCCCAGAAATAAAATTTGATCCTTCTAGAGCGGTGCATATCCGTAGTTTAATTCCTAACGGTACTACTGACGCTCAGACTATACGTTTTCCAAAAGAGAGCGCATATACTGACAATGCAGCTGCGACAGCTCAAGGCTCAGCTCTAGGACAGTCTGACTTTGATTTAACAGCGACTTCTGTAAACGTAGAGAAAATCGGTACGTTTATGAAGATCACTGAAGAAATGCTAGCCGACACACCTCAACTATCTAGCTATTTATCAGCTAGAGTACCTTCAAAAGTTTTAGCTATTGAAGATAACCAAATTATGAGCGGTGATGGCTCAAGCCCTAATATGTCTGGGCTTTTTACAGATGGGACTGCCTTCACAACTTCAAGCGGAGGTTTATTTTATCAGTCAGTGGAATCAGCAAACGAGTACGATGTGCTAATAGCAGCTCTAAACCAGCTAGCACTTCTAAACTATACAGCTGATAGCATTTTGTTAAATCCTACTGACTTTCATAAAATAGTTTTATTGAAGTCTACTGCTAACGAATATCTTAAAAATCAAGTTATTCAAGGTATCCAGCCTTCAATTATGGGCGTGCCAGTAACTATTAATACAGCTATTCCAGCTGGTAAGTTTTTAGTTGGGCAGCTTTCAGTAGCTACTCAGTTATGGATAAGAGACGGTCTTGGAATCGAATTTTCTAGGGAAGATTCCGACAATTTCCAAAAGTCTTTTGTTACAGTCCGCGCTTTAGAGAGAGCTGCACTTACAACGTATTTACCTAATGCGATTGTACAAGGCACATTCTCAAGTGCTAAAACAGCCTTAGAGACTCCATAATAAGAGAATCTATTGACTAATGACTAAGGGTGATCTTTATTGATTACCCTTTTTCTTGTACTAAAAACAAAAAAAATTAAAAAAAACTTTAAATAATTTGTGTATATTTAAAAAAAAGTTTAAATTTACAAAGTAAAACAATAACAACTAAAACAAAATAAAATGACAGCAATATCAAATAGAAATATAAAATCTTCAAAAGGTATAATAATCAAAAAAGGAGATAAAGTAGAGTTAAATTACAGAGAAAATAAATTTTGTGATATAACAAAAGAAGGCAAAACATTTACTACAACCGTAGGAATAGCAAATAAATATTTTAACTGGACATTTTAAACAACTAAAACGGAGGGCTGAAAAGCCCTCTTATTGTATAACTAAAATTATCTTATGAGAAAATATGTACTACTTGAAATCAAATCACACAAATCGTCACTTAAAAATTTCTTAAATTTTTTCTGGTTTTTCTCCAGAGACGTAATAGTATTTTTATTTTGCTTTGCCATAGCTGTATTAATGTTTTTATCTTAACTATGGAAAAGAATATTCAAATTTTTCTAGTATTATTTTTTATAGCGTGGGCTTTTAGAATGATATATAGATTTAACGCCTTATACGATTGTATTTTTATGTTACTAATTTCAATAGCAATTTACAACAATGGCAAAACAGACTGACAAAAGCAAAGACACTTTTAAAAAAAGTATGAAACAAATAGACGATAGTATAAAAAAAATCGTTAAATTAAATAACTTATTGAACTCAATAAGTAAATAATTTTTTTCATTTCATTTGTTTTAGATGTTTATCTAGCCCTCAGACCCTACTGAGGGTTTTTTTGTAACTTAGTACAAACCTAATGAGGTGGATAATAATTTGAGAGGCTGTTTAGCTGAATACAGTTTTGCAGTCGAATGTTTGAAAAGAGGTTATAATATCAGCTTTCCTTTATTAGATTCATGTGTTTATGATTGTATTGTAGACACTGGAAAAAAACTATTTAAGGTACAAGTAAAATCTACGACTAAAACACCAGATACATACCATACGACAGTAGCTTGCAGAATATCTAACGCTAAAGTTAGCTACACTTTAGATCGTGTAGACTACTTTGCTGTATGGGTTGATTACTTTGATGGATTCTTTATATTTAAAAATTTAGGAAATATGAGATCAATAAGATTATCTAAAAAAGGTAAACATAAAAATAAATTTAATAACTTTGTATTTGAATAACACTTTATTCGACAGAGTTTTAGTTGTAAGCGTTGTAATTTATTTATGACGCTTTTTTTTATCTTTGTAAAAATATTTACATTATGAAAATACTTATAAAAAAATCTGTTATCTCTGGTCATGATGGCTGGCGTAATGAAGGTGAAATCCACGAACTAGATCAAAAGACTGCTAATCACTACATAGCAAAAGGCATAGGCGTAGAAGCTGAAAGCCATAAAGAGGAGAAAGCTCCCAAAGAAACTAAAGAACATAAAGGCACAAAAAAAAGAAAAACAAAAAAATCTAAATAATGGCATACTATAAAAATCAATATTTTAGCGAAGTGCCTAACGACTTTCATAGTCAGATTAAAATAAATTCTACTACTGGCAGCGAGATAGTAACGACACAAAACGCCAAAGATTTTATAAGAGTCGATTCTTCCGATGACGATACTATTATAGGTCAAATGATTACAGAAGCTCGGATTTACATAGAAAACTATCTGACTAAAGATATTGTAGCTAAGACTCGTACTTATTATTTACCTTTTGCAAATGAGCGTTTTAATTTACCATTTTCGCCTATTGCCTCAATCACTTCTGTCACAGTAGACGGTAGTAGCGCTACTTACGAGGTAAAAGGTCTAGATAATGAAATTATAGAGCTAAACGAGTTTCCAGCGCAAGAAATAAAAGTAAATTACACTACTTCTGGAGTAGATGACAGCCTTTTAAAGCAAGCCATTTTAAGAATGGTAGCTACGTTTTACGATAATAGAGCTGAATTTGTATCTGGTCAGACAGTAAATGAAATACCCATAGGAGTAAAATCTATTCTATCTGGTATGAAAACTATGTATATTTAATGGATGCTGGTAAATTAGATACTAGAGTAGAGGTAAAAAGACTGACAAAAAGCTCTGATAATTTTGGCGGTACTACCTCTACGGTAGCTGTCAACTCTACAATATGGGCTAATAAAAAAGAAGTAAAAGGCGAGATAGTCTCAGAGAATGGTAAAAGACAGCAATATTTAGAGATTGTCCTTACTGTAAGAAAGAAAACAGCTACTAATATACTTAAAGGTGATCTGTTAAAAATTTCTGGAGTTTCTGGCGACTATCGTATTAGCGAAATGTTTGACTCAGTACATAAATATTTTACAACCATAAAAGCGGTTAAAATTGGTTAATATTAAAATAAATAAAACAGACCTAAAAAAACTAGAAAACAAACTAGAAGATTTAAGGCGTATTTCTGAAAAAGAATTATCAAAAGAAGTAGGTCAAACAGTGGCTCTAAGCTCTAGGCGTATGAAGCAAAACGTAGTAGTAGATTTAGGAACTTTAAGACAAAGTATAGTCTTTGGTGTGACTAGAAGTAAAGGTTTTGTAAAAGCAAAAGCAAAATACGCTCCTTATGTAGAATTTGGAACTGGTAGGCTTGTCAATCTTAAAGATATGCAAGAGCTAGGCATACCAGACAGCTACGCAGCACAATTTAAAGGGCGTGGTATAAAAGAAGTAAATCTACCAGCTAGACCTTTTTTCTTTTCTTCTGTTAGAATAGAATTTAGAAAAATGCTTGACCGAGTAAATGATAAATTAAAAAGACTAACCAGATGACAGAGGCTTTACATTTTATTAGAAAGGCTATTATTGATAGGCTTACAAACGCTATAACAATAGATTCGGTAGCAGTGCCAGTATTTAATAGAGTACCTAGCGATACTTCTGAGCCTTATATAAAAGTAAGCTCAGTAAGTAATAACGAAATAGATCAAAATAAAACCAGTTTTAATTCTGAATGTATTACAAGAATAGAAGTTGTAAATTCTTTTACTTCAGACGATGGCGGTGAACTGCAAACAAACCAAATCGTCTCAGAGGTGTTAAGACTTATAAGAACTCGCAGCGCTGGCTATTATGATCTAAGCAGCGATAATTTTAGAGTCTATACTTGCGAGAATGAAAATACAACCTATTTTGAAGAAGATTTACCAGATAAAACTTATTTTAGAGCTGTAATAGAAATATCAAACAGAGTAGAAAAACTATAATTATGGAAGATTTAAAATATTTTAAAATTAGCGAATTTGATTGCCCTAGCGGTGAAGCTCCAGCTAGCGAGTTTATGAATCCAGATTTTATAAAAAAACTTAATAGCGCTAGACATAGTGCTGGAGTAAAGTTTAAAATAAATTCTGGAGTAAGGTCTCCAGAACATAACGAGTCTATTGGTGGAAAAGAAAACTCAAGTCATTTGTCGACAACAAAAGGAGGCGCTTGTGCTGCGGATATATCGGCAAAAGATTCTGTCACAAGGTTTAAAATTTTAAAAGCTCTTATAGAACATAAGTTTCATAGAATAGGCATTAGTGATTCATTTATCCATGTAGACAGTGACTTAAATAAATCTGGAGGCGTTTGCTGGCTTTATTAAATGGGTACTTTATTTGCTGGATACATAGCGATCAGAATATTAGAATTTGCTTTAGTAAAATTTTGGCAGTCAATAAAAAAATAAATGTTAAAGATATTACTTAATTTACTTGGAAAAGGAGATAACGGAAGGTCTAACATAGGAGGGCTAGCTTTAGATATTAGAGAGGCTATAAAAGGCAAGGAGCTAGACCCTCAAAGACTTATAGAGTTACAAAGTGAAATAAATAAACTTGAGGCTCAACATCGGAGTATGTTTGTCGCTGGCGCTAGACCTTTTATTTTATGGGTTTGCGGTTTTGCTTTGGCGTGGAATTTTGTTTTGCATCCTTTTGTTAATTATTTTGCGGTGCAAATGGGTTACCCTTCAGTGCCGCCATTGTTAGATATGAGCGAGCTATACCCTATCATTATGGCTCTTTTAGGTCTTGGAGGGTATAGAACTTACGAAAAATTAAAAGATAAAACTAGATAATGGGCAAGTCATTAAATAGGAAAGGTAAATATAGTCATTGTACTAGGGCGCAAAAAAACGGTAGAAATAAACCAGCTAAAAAAAACTAAATGGCAACAAAACAACTATATAGCGCAAATCATTTCCATAGACTTAGTTTTGGTAATTTTGGTTTTAGACTGCTTGACGAAGATGGCACTACCTCTACTACTGGAGGAGAAGATTTTTGCACTATACACTGTTTAAAAAATGCAGTAGTTTCTCTGACAAGTAATATAAGCACTGGAGACAGTTCTATTACAAATTTAGATTTAAAAGAAGGTCATATAATCTACGGAGATTTTACCAGTATTTCGATCACCTCTGGAACTGTGATTTGTTATTTGCATAG